TGTCATGGACGAGATAGACGGTATGAATAATGGCGATAAAGGAGGATTAAATACGTTGATAAAGCTCATTCGTCCAAAGAAAACTCGTAAACAACAAACAGAGGATATTGCAAAATCGCCTATCATATGTATAAGCAATTATCATTCAGACAAGAAGATAAAAGAGTTGAGAAAGGTGTGTGAAGTATTTGAACTTCCCACATTGACGCCTCGTCATATATTACAAGTTACTAATATAGTTTTACCTGATATACCAGCTAGTTATAAAGAACATATATCAAACCGATTACAGGGAGATCTTAGAAAGTTATCACAAATATTCACTATATGTAGTCATCATATTAAAAACGATACACCCCTTCCAGATATAGAGACACTAAACATAATTCTCCACCCAAAAACTTTTAACGAAGATACGAAACAAACAGTAAATAATTTGTTTAATACCCCGTATATAATTGACGATCATTTAACGATCATGAATGAAACAGATCGAACAATTGTAGGACTTTTGTGGCATGAAAATATTATTGATATACTCAGCGAAAATAAGTGCGACGAAACCTTTTCTATCTATATAAAGTTTTTAGAAAACATATGTTTTTCAGACTACATTGATAGAATTACTTTTCAAAAGCAAATATGGCAATTTAACGAACTGAGTTCTTTAATCAAAACATTTTACAACAGTAAGTTATTGCACAATTATCATGAAGAAACTGGTATATCTAGTCGATCTAAGTCGTCCAATATTCGATTTACAAAGGTATTAACCAAATATTCTACGGAATATAATAATTCGGTATTTATCCAAAATCTTTGTCAAAAAATAGGAATGGATAAAAAAGATATGTTTTCATTCTTTCGTTCTCTTATGAAAAAAGAAGATGCCGCAGAACTATCCATTCTATTCGATACATATGAGCTAAGCAAATTGGATATAAATAGAATAACCAGATATTTAGACAAACATTCTTCAGAAAAAACTACGACAAATGATGTCGACTTTGATAATTTTCAAGATATGGGTATAACTGAATAGTCATCTCCTCGATAAAAACAATCTAAAAATAATATTCCCTTATATTAACTAACATGTCCAAATTAGATGAAAAGAAAAAAAAGAAACCTAAGAAGATAACTATCGGAGAAAAGCTAAAAAATCTGTTATTTGCAACAATTAGTCATCTTATAAATATTCTTATTGTTATATTTGTTGGCGTATTTAGTATTACACATATGAGATTAACCCAAACAAAGATTTTTGCAGACTGTATTACTGCAGAGCCATATACTCCTGATCCACTTGTTCCAACACAAGTGCATATGGACTATATTTCAAACAAATCTAAATCGGGGGATATGAGATCTATTAAAGCGTATTATCCAGTTAACTATAATCAGAAAATTATCAATACATCTTACTTGTTTAAGGTAATCAAAATACTTACAAAAGATGTTCATTCAAATGTGATAGGTAACTATGCGGGAACAATCTTCGCATCTATGGCACAAAATTATACATCAGTGTACTCATCTATTATGTCGTTATTTAACTCTATATTGCCAGAGCTTGCAATGTTTTTTCTAGGCATAATAGTAATTTTAATAGCACATATCGTTTGTATTCTTTACACAACAATTAAAGGAGTTATTTCGTTCTATATGAATGCACATATGTTCTTTTTCGAGAAAGAAATTATTGAAGTAAATGGCGAACAACAGGCCAACTGGAAAAAAGGAGAATATGGAATGTGGGATACATGGGGACATATCGCCTATTCACTACTTCTTTATTTTATCCTATTTATAGGAATTGTCTGCATTATTCCTACTTGCTCAACCTTCTCGGTGTTTATGCTTATATCGCTTCTAATGACCCCATTCTTTTTGTTACGACTTTATTCGTCCACTGAAGATATCGATGCGGCCATTCAGAAGAATGCAAAAAAACTTACATTTGGAGGTAAAGATACGATGAATGATATGTCTGGAGGTGGTGAAGGTGAGGGTGAAAATGCTAGCGATGATGAAAATGCTAGCGATGATGAAAATGCTAGCGATGATGAAAATGCTAGCGATGATGAAGGCGATGTTGTCAACGGACAACCCCACCCTAACATGCCAAAACGATTTACATTATTATCTCATATGAAGAAGTTTATTAAGGTATACAGAAACCTTATTTTATTTGTTGTTTCCATATATCTAATTTTAGATATGAAAACCTTCTTGGGAACATATGCAATGGGGATTACCATATTTGCAGTGATTGTTCTATGGTACTTTACTGAATTATATCAAGCATATAAAATTAAAGACTCGGATAAGTTTACAACTTATTTATTAGGAACAGGACAGGCAGAAAAGAAATGCATACCCCCAAAGGTAGAAACACCTAAAGAAGAAGATCCAGGGAAATGGTACTTTTTCTGGTTAATGTAAGAAGAAATAATTATAGATAATATGATATTTAAGTTAATTACTTAAAAATATCATAAATTATATAACTATAGCATGGGAAAAAAACCAACCAAAAATAATAAGGGGGGAAATACTAAAAAAAAGGATGATGGCGATTTGCTACCATTTGTAAGTATTTGCACACCTACCTATAATCGCCGACCATTCTTTCCTATGGCAATCCAATGTTTCAACGAATACGATTACCCAAAAGACAGAATGGAATGGATTATTGTGGATGACGGAACAGACTGCATTGAAGACTTGGTGAAAGATATCCCTCAAGTGAAATACTTTAGAGAAGAGAAACAGATGGTTTTAGGAAGAAAGCGTAACTATATGCACGAAAAGTGTAAGGGAGATATTATCGTATACCAAGATGACGACGATTACTACCCCCCCGATCGCATTAGTCACGCCGTAGAAAAGCTTATGTCAGACCCAAAAGTAATGGCTGGCGGATCAACCGTGCTATTCTTATATTTCAAACACGTGCAGCAAATGTACAGGTTCGGCCCTTCCTCTGACAACCACGCCACTGCAGGCACCTTTGCATTTAAGCGAGAACTCCTCAAGGAAACTAAGTATGATGATTTCAAGGCATTGGCAGAAGAGAAAGATTTTTTAAAGGGGTATACCGTCCCCTTTATTCAGTTTGATCCATTGAAGTCTATTCTTGTGTTTTCACACAATCATAACACTTTTGATAAGAAGAAGTTATTGGCACATGCACCCAATCCTACATGTAACCCCGATATGAATATTACAGTAGATCACATTATGCAGTCTTCTTCTGCAAAAAAGTTTTTCTTAGAGGATATTGATGATATCCTTGCAGACTATGCACCTGGAGATATAAAAAACAAACCCGAGGTACTAAACCAGACCGCCCTTATAGAAAGCATGCGAAACCAACAGATGGCCGAGATGGGTGAAATCCGACGCGAGACAATGCTGCGTAAAGATGTGCAACAGGTGCAGGCCGAGTCACAGGCAGCAGTTGATAAAATGCGTCGCGATATGTCGCGTATTTTTGAGATTAACAGACAACTTGTTCACAAGATGAAGGCCATCAAACATCTCTTGACAGAAGAAGACAAAAAGGCTATAGAAGATACCGACAAACATCCTCCTGTCGTTAATCTTGTAATTGATAAACCACGATTGATTATTAAACAACCAGAGAACATGTGTAACATTGACCCACAAAGCGTTCAAAATATATTTTCGTTTATTGGTCAACACGAGGTTCAAATGGATCTGATTATAAACGACCATGAGCGTTCTCCTGCTTCACTTACATGTGCATTAGAGTTCGCACCACATCCATCACAGATGCATAAATATACGAACCAACCGCAGTCCAATCAGATTGATTTGAATAAAGCTCTTGGAAACCAACAGTCTGCAAACGTAAGTGAAGAGGATGTGCAAACTATTATGGAGCAAACCGAGTGTAACCGAGCTACCGCAATCAATGCACTCGGAAAGGAGGATGGAGATGTAATCGCGTGTATCATGAACATTGATAGTCACAAGTGTGAGGATGTTCCTGTTCAACCATCCGCAAACGTAGGTGAAGAGGATGTGCAAACTATTATGGAGCAAACCGAGTGTAACCGAGCTACCGCAATCAACGCACTCGGAAAGGAAGGCGGAGATGTAATCTCATGTATCATGAACATTGATAGTCACAAGTGTGATGATGTTCCTGGTCAACCATCTGTAAATAATGGATCTAACATGCCACGTGAAATCACTATTCAGGGTGTTGATATTGATACCGTCATGAAGGCAACTGGGTGCAATGAAACGACTGCTATTAATGCATTAGCTAACGAATTAAATAACGTCCCCAACTCTATTCAAAACATAAAAAAATACGTTTCTGAGGAATCTGTTCAAGAAAGTACATATATTCAAGAACCTGCAAAATCAATCGATGATGGTGTTGAAACCATTATGGAGCAAACCGGGTGTAACCGAGCTACTGCAATAAAGGCACTTCATGCAGAAAACAACGATGTAATCGCATGTATTATGAACATTGATCAGTATCGAGTTGATGACAACAAGGATGCCAAACCTGATGAAGAAAAATCTGTGTCGTTGGAAGTAGAGGAATAGGAATATAAATTAATTTATCGGACTATAGTAATATAGGACGAATGATTAGTGGTCATCTATCTCTAAAAACATTTTTAATAAGTTTCGCGTTTGGACTTCTTCTTGTTTACTTGTGGGGTGCGGACATGCATGAGGTGTTTGTTTACCCTACTCCAGATAATATGATGCGAGTTCAATACAAAGACCGTGCAGATAACTGCTATGTTTACGAAGGTAAAGAAACGACTTGTCCAAGTGATCCTTCAAAAATACAACCCTATCCTATACAGAGATAAATCGGGTATGAATAATTATATGTTAATATATATATTCATATAACCATTCCATTTTATTCACATGGAACTAGGAAAATTTTTTAAATCAGAAACTGGAAAACATATTATGTCTGCAATTCTAGGATTTGGATTGGCTACTATGTTTAGAGTAGTTTGTAAAGAGCGAAACTGTATTATTTTCAAAGCACCTGAACTGGGCGAGATTGACGGAAATACCTTTCAGCAAGGGAATAAGTGTTATACATTTAAGGCAAAAAGCGTAAAATGTAAAAAAGATGTTCGTTCAGTTGAGATGTAGACACATTATTATATTTTTATGAATAATTAGAAATATAATAATGAATAATATTGTGGATACAAAATACAATCTGTGTATAGTATAATATATATTCTATTATATGTCTTCTAGTAAGAAATCGAAATCGAAATCGAAAAAGGGAAAACGGTCTATAAAAAAAAGGACCAACACTAGAACGAAATATAGTAAAAATGGGGGATCGGATGCAAATTATATGTTACACGAGGCGGTTGCTGATGCGAGCGTTGATGAGATTAGGTATTGGATCAGCCGCGGGGCGGATATAAACTCAACTAATCCAATGAATGATTACACGCCACTAATGACTGCAGTAGAGATGCGAACCAATGATATTGCCGAAGTATTATTAACCTATGACGATGTGCCCGCCGACGTAAATGCAAGTGATGATCCAACAGGAACAACCTCTCTTATGATAGCATGCGAAAATGTTGATGTGTATATGATTGAAATGCTTTTATATTTTGGAGCAGACAAATCAATGAAAAATAATTATCAACAAACTGCATTATCATTACTGTTTGCGTTTGAACCACGGGGCGTTATTGCGGACAATATAGGAAAGCGTTTGCGTATACTACGCACACTTGCTAATCCTGAAATGGGGGAAGGTGTATTTGAAGTTGATTCACAAGATGACTCGGAATATACGCCTCTTATGACTATAGTAGGTACTTCACAACAAAGCCCATATATTAACGAAGTAGAACCAATTGTTGATGCACTTCTTTCATATGGTGCTGATGCAATGAGGGTAAACAGCAATGGGACTACAGCTTACGATATTGCGGTTCGTTATGGACAGAACGCGAGTATACTTGAAAAGTTACGACCAGCAATGTTAGATGTACCCATACCTATGATGAACCCCGAAGATTATCAGGATTGTGATAAAGAAGATGGAATAATAATCGATCATATTTCATACGAACCATTATCTATTGAACGTGCTGTCAAACTTGAAGATAGTACGCATTATTGCTATGACAGAGAAAACTTACGCACGTGGATACAGGGTCATCGAACAAATCCTATTACACGCACACTAATAACCCCCGAATGGATCCAGACTAACTATCCAAGAGGAATAAATCGTTCTCATGAAATAAATGCAAATACTGCAAACACGACAGGAGGTAAACGAAAAAAAACATCATCGAAAAGAAGAAAACATAAAAAAAAATCAAGAAAAAGATAAGTTATTATAATTAAGTAGTTATAGTATTTTATTTAGTCGTCTTGCGTAAATCTTGCATACAATCTATCTAATAAGATAGTATGAGTTCTGCAACTAACATTTCTTCTTTACCGACAGATCCTGCAGGGGGTGGAAGTGTAGGCGGCAACATACAGCTAACCGCAACAGAACAGAACCGTGTAGTTTCAAATACCCAGCCATCTCCACAACAACCTTCACTTGAAAAAGAAAATGGAGGTCTTGAGTTATCGCAATCTACAATCGCGGAACTTGTTTCTGGTATACAAAAAATGGCGAAGACCAAAAGCACGGAATTACCAACACGCGATATCCCAATTAATGAAAGTAGAGTTGCTGCTGATGTAGAAGTCACCGCAAATTATATCCCGAAACATGAAAACGCAGATTATATTAAAGACTATCAAACAACAGAAAATATTACCAGGGAAAGAGAGACTATAATCGAAAAACAGCTTGCAATTGAGGATATTTACGAGGAAATACAAACCCCTCTTATAGCCATGATCATTTATTTTTTGTTTCAGCTTCCAGCATTTAAAAAATACGAACGTCGACTTATACCTGGTTTATTCGGGGAAGACTACAATATAAATACATATGGTATCATGTTTAACAGTATTCTTATTGCACTTATTATATTTATTCTTCGTCGTGTTGTAAAATACGCGTAAATCAACTATGAATTACAGAATTAATTATTTTTTGTGCATAATACATAGAATGGACAAAAAATCAAAACAGCAACTAGGAGCAATTAGTGCGGGGACAATTATTGGAGCAGGAGCAACGTATGTTGCTATGAAATATCAACCATGTGATGGGTGTGCATGTGAAAGAAAACTCAGTAGTATGGAATCTATCAAAAAGCAAAAAATGGAATATCTATCACACAGGGAAACGAATAAATGTTTCACAGATCCTTGCGATACATGTCCTCATAAAAAGTAAAAACTATGTAACAAAAGTCACGCTATGTGTAATAAACAACAATAATTTACAGATTTCTAGTATAGTTATTGTCACAATAAGTATTTTAACCTACATTTTTATCACTATACAAGGTAGCTACACATTGTATAGTATAAACACTATATTAATATCTTATAAATGATAAAAAATTACATATTAAGATTACTTGAAACAATGCCAAAAGATTTATTTCACAGCGGAAAAACAATGAATATGGATTTAATTGTAGAAGGAGGTGCATTTAATGGTTCATATGTTGTAGGAATACTCTATTTTTTGAAAGAAATGGAAGAAAAAAATATGATAAAACTGCGTAGATTTTCGGCATGCAGTATTAGCACAATATGTTCGCTGTTATATATCATAGGGCGTCTTGACTTGTTTGAGGAAATATATCGTCGAGGACTAGACATATTCAAACGAGACGGAACACTTGAAGTATTAAATGATATATTCCAAATAATTACAGATGTGACCGACGATAACTTATATAAGCTTTTAAATAACCGTCTTTTTATAACATATTATGATGTAAAACGATGTAAGCAACGTGTCCGTTGTGTATATAAATCAAACGAAGACGTATTTGAGTGTATCGCAAGATCAGCCCATATTCCTTTTATTATTGATAAAAACATTGCAAGACATGGAAGATATATTGATGGGCAACAGCCCTATTTTTTTAAGGAGAAGAAAGAGAGAAAAATGTTATGTATTTCGCTTGTTAACTACACAAATATAGGCACACTTGCATCTACTATTAGTGTGAAAAACGAAACAAATAATATACATCGTGTTCTAGGTGGGACACTTGACGTTCATAATTTTTTTATGACAGGAATACCAACCCAGATGTGTTGTTTTAAAGATAATATGCCATTGGTAGTGAGAGCTCAAAATAAAGTGAAACAATGGTTAATCGTGATATTTGGCTATTTGATAAGTATGATATTGTACTTAACAAAAAACATGGGAGACGACATATTGGCATCGTTTATAGGAAAAGCAACGCGTCTGATTTTAGAAGACATATACACACTGTTTATTCAGCACTATTGCGTGTAAATCACTTTTTATTTTTCTGATTTTTTTTCGTTTTTGTCTTTTTCGTTTTTGTCTTTTTCGTTTTAAGTTTTTTTGTTTTTTGAGTTTTTTTAGTATTCACTTTATCACAAGGTCTGTATTTTAGAAACCATTCTTCGTATTCTTTTGATCCGCGATCAGACTTGAGTTTTTCGAACATTTTCATTTTTTCAGATCTCATATCTTCTATAGTTTCCTGATATCCATAACAATTAATACTGAACCTCGTTAACACTCCTTTTTGATGCAGTCTGTTTCTCTCTTGAACCTTATATAAGAAGTTAGCCATACATAACAAACGATTGAGATCATAGTATTTTCTACCTGAAAATAAGAATGCCAAATACATGCTTAGCATTGTATCAATGGTAGCTATCTTCACAGACAAGTTGTTAATTCGCACTTTATTGTAACTATGACAAGCCATTGGTTCGTAAATAAACGCTACTGTATCATTATTTCCAACAATGACTTGATAATGTGCAGAAATCACTTCACCAACGCACTCTTTTTTAACTACTTTCGCACCTTTCACGCCTTTGTCTTTCAACCTTTCATAAACAATTCTTGCAGTTGTCTCTGCCGATTCCGAAAACACATCAAAATCTGGTATTTTCTGAAGTTTACGTCTTGTGCTAGCTGGCATGTAATCTAAATAACTAGAAATTGCAAAACCACCAAAGAACACCACATCTTCTTGAATAAGGGTCTTTCTTACCGTATTGTATATTTTTTCAGATTCATCTTCCGTGTATTCGTGTTGTTTTGAAAGTGCACGTTGAAACTCCACTGCCTTGCATTCTGTTATATTTAATGGATGATATTTGTTTAATAAAGTAAGTCGCTTCAATACCTTTTCCCATCGACCAACATCGCCTTCTGGCCGAGACAGTTCTAGATACATCGACATTCGCAAATAATTAGGTGGACAGTAGTATATGCCATCTACCTTCTTCGCATCTTTTTTGAGTTCTTTGTATATATCTTTATGTAGATAGGTAATATCCGCCATACCTATAAAGTTAACGAATACCTTGTATGTTCCGTGATGTTGCCCAGACTTTGCTTCCACTTCGTCAAACCCATTCTTGGAAAAGATATCAGCCAATTCCTTTGAATCTTCAACTGGGTTGGTGCTAAAAAAATCATAGTCTGCTAAATCAGTCTCTTTATTGTAGAACTGTGCCTGTTTTGGAAGAAGTGCGTTAATTGCTGTTCCTCCGTAGCAAATGAGTTCTTTCTTTTGTAAAAACTTTTCGACTATTTGGATCATGCGTTGGACTTCTGGCGAGTTTACTATACGTTTGCCCTTTTGTTCGTCCGCCTTATCTACGGCACTGCGTAATATAGTAAGTTCGCATTCAGAATAAGTCATCTTACTGTCGCATGTAGGATGTTTCGATTTCATATTTTGTAATAAATACGTCTGTGTAGTATATATTAGTGAGTGAAAATAATATATAATACAAATATTCGGTCATCTAAATATCGAACTTCATTCCCTGTGCATGTGCACTTCTTGTAGAGAATGACAACTTGGGATCTTGTTTCTTTGGGGCAGCAATGTATTTTTGAACAAACCTTAAGTTCTCGGGCTTCAATACAAACGCAGTATTTGCACGATTAAAGAACTCTCTTATTTCTTGTAGAGATGTATCATTTTTTTGATACTGCATTGCGGCTAGTTGGATCCCCATTTTTCGCGACGCAACACTTCCTGGATTGGGACTGTCTAGTTCTCGGTCGGGTATCACAATAGACATGTTTTGTTTGTTATATTTAATTAATTCTGCAACGCTAGGAACGTTGCGGACCTGAGTATTCGTTAAATATCTCATAAACATTGATCCACTTGCGACATTTACATATTTATAAAATGGTTTTACATCTCTATAAAACTTATTCGTGTTACATACTGCAATAATAATCTTTTGTTTCAAACGTAACAACGGTGTCTCGCCAAAGTTTTCGTAGTTATTTTCAAAATTATACTTCTTTCCAAGAAGTCGATTTTCGTGCTGTTTGAATATGTCTGCCATGTTTTCATACATCTCTCGATTATTGCTCATAAAACGAAGATGAATGACAATTGGATCATCTGGATTTGGACAGCTTCCCCGAGAAAATGCATAATTTATAATTACACCTAGTGCATCTTTAAAGTATACTCTATTATATACTTCCTTAACAGTGTATTTATCAAGAGTAGATGTTCCAACAACAGGTTGATTATCCATTGAATAAATCTCAAAATCAAGTCCGCGGACACCATCCTTTATCACGTTGCGTAATCCACATGTAGATACCATGGAGTTCTTAATCTTTCCAGTGCTACAGCAATTTGCAGCCGTCTTAATATAGTAATCTCTAAACATAAACTTAAAACTTTCTGAATTGTCAATTGATCTCATATGCGAATTAACAGATGGATACATTTCGTCGTATTGATCACACTTTCTATCTTCTAAAGTGAAAATTCGATAGTAGAATATAACCAGAGACACGATAATGCCTACTATCATAATAGCAAGAATAATGACAATAGATTGTTCCTTTACGTTTTTTACCTTGTCTATAACACCCCCTAACATATCATTCGTATTTTGTGAACTATCCATATTACAGTACAAATAGATTTATATTTATGAATAGTTATGTAATTGAATTAAATGAAATGAAATGATTGAAACAATCTGACAACGATAACTAACTATCTAATATACAATCATATTAAACATAATACATTAATATCTCTAGTTATAATAAGTTTAAAAGTCATCTTAGTCATATACTATGCCTGGTGGACTAATGCAATTAAAAGCCAAAGGAAAGGCTGGAAATATATTAACAGGTAATCCAACAAAATCATTCTTCAAGTTTGCATACAGTAAATACACTGATTTTTCTATGCAAAAATTTAGGGTCGATTTCAATGGATCAAAAAGCCTCAGACTAAATGAGCAATCAAAGATGTCGTTTAAAATACCAAGACACGCCGATCTTTTAATGGATGCATATGTGTCTATAAATATGCCAAGCATTTGGTCTCCCATTATGCCGCCAACTACAAACAGCACAGATCCGGTTGACAATGCTGGGCGGTGGATTCCCTATGAGTATAAATGGATCGACTACCTAGGAGCAATGATGATTGAACAAGTAAGCATTACCTGCGGAAATTATACTCTACAAGAATATTCAGGTGAATATATTTTATCTGTGGTCCAGAGAGACTTTCCAAAAGAAAAACAAGACCTCTTTTACAGAATGATAGGACATGTGCCAGAAATGAATGATCCTGCAAACTCTGGAGCACGCGTAAACACATACCCAAATGCATTCTATACAGACAGTGAAAATGGGGCAGAACCATCGATACGCGGAAGACAACTTGTTGTTCCACTTAATGCATGGTTTTCGCTAAAATCGCAAAATGCAGTCCCCCTTGCAAGCCTTCAATATAATGAACTGTTTGTTCATGTAACATTTCGACCAATACAGCAAATATTTAAAATCAGAGATGTCATTGATAACCTGCATAATTACCCGTATGTTGCACCCAACTTCAATCAAACTCATATGCAATTTTACAGGTTTCTACAAACACCGCCAGATGTGAAACTAACTACTGATTCGTATGACGACACGCGAACACTATGGAACGCAGATGTTCATTTGATGTGCACTTATGGATTTTTGTCAGATGAAGAAAGAAGGGTATTTTTTCAAAGAGAACAAAAGTATCTAATTAAGCAAGTAAAAGAGTACAACATAAAGAATGTGGCTGGATCAGTCAAGTTTAATTTAGACACTCTAGGGCTGATACCAAACATCATGTTTTTCTTAAAACGTAGCGATATTTTTATGCGTAATGAGTGGGCGAATAAAACAAACTGGCCGTATAATTACATACCCTATGAAATATACCGAGCATCTAGTCAAACACAAACCACCTCATCGAATACAACGCATCCTATTTTTAGAAAACACTCTAATAGTGATGTGGTTGAACAACTTTATATCGGCCCAGGCGTGAATGCAAATGGAAACCTGACTGGATGGCATATCACGGGGGACTATCGTCCAGAAAATCAGAAGGCAATCTTAGAAAGTGCTGCAATATTATTTGATGGAAACTACCGAGAAAACTTGTTACCAGAAACAACATTCAATTACTTAGAAAAATATACAAAAACTGGATCCGATGCGATCGACGGGCTGTACTGTTATATGTTTTCGTCGAATGATACTATATTTCAACTTCAGCCATCTGGAGCAGCAAATCTAACAAGTGTCGCCAAAATAGAATTAGAACTTAATACTACCGTTCCACCGCTTGATCCACACGCACAATCATTGGCTATTTGCGACCCAGACACGGGAGATTTTGTAGGCATTAATAAACCAACATGGAGATTGTACGATTATAATTACGATCTCACTATATTTCAAGAAATGTATAACGTTCTGCATTTTGCTTCTGGAAACTGCGGGTTGGCATTTGCTACATAAATTATATTTCATCATACATAAAATAAGACATGTTTTATGTATGCATATTTTTTGTTATTATATACTATATTATGTCATCAATAGTAAACTATAATAATGATAGTAAGCTACGCTATAATCGCATATATAACACAAAAGCTACTATGTTGAACGATTACACTCGAAATGCAATATATAGAAGAACTGGGTGTTTAGATAAGTTCGGGTTTAGTTGTGTAGGAAATAATGCGGTTTCTTGTCCAACACCGTATAAAAGTGTAAATTATATCGATGCTAGTAATCAAAATGATACGTCTCTTCCATGCAACACAGTTAACTTCTATTCCGACGAAATAACCCCTCCTCCAGTATTTATGGACAAGTTCTACAATAAATTAGATCCGGGAACCACCGCATATGATATTAATGTTGCCAACCTAGACATTAAGAATATGACAAAAACAAACTATTATAATGCAGTGACCACAGAACAAGATAGAACAAATACAAGCGAGTTGGTTAACGGATTGAAAGGTCCGATCGAGTTTATTTTATTGTCTAAAGCAGATCCAGAACAGACGGTTCACTACTGGACAACAAATAACTGGGGAACGACAAATGAGTTTGTAGACAAACAGAAACAAGGCGAACACGTCTATATAACGTTAAGAGTGCATCAAGCTGACTATTCAAGTGGACGTGTCACGGTTCAGGCATACTCTCAAAGAAATGGATTACAGCGAAGTGCAATTACAAAACATACGTTTGAAATAACAGGATACGATAGTGTATTTATGAAACCTGAAAATAACACAACAACTCCATATTATATCGAGTACTTAACAAACTGGTTTGATGTAAATCCGGCCAACTCTTTTAAATTATACCCACAAATGGTTCTCGACAAGCTTCTTAGTCCTAAGTTTCAATTGACAGATACAGATCAAGAAATACTTGCAAATTATATCACATGGTTAAACGGATATTCATACAATGGTCCCACGTCACAAAACAGAGATAAGCTTGCGGTGGGATTTAATGAGTCGGGAGTGAATATCGACAAAGCATACACCTATACTTATGGAAACACTACAATCAATCCTATATTAACTGGAGCTACCATTGATCAGTTTTTATCATCTGGAACGCAGGGATGGCTTCAGGGATCATTTAAGTATACTGCTGATGCAGGCATAGCTGGTGAAGGAGGGCCTGGCCCGAACAACAAGAGTTTTACATATGAAACCATATACGCTCCAAATAAAGTCGACTTTAGAATGAATGGGGATGATATTGAATTCAAAACATATGGATCATTTATGTTTAAATCATTGACTGCTTTTACGAATATGAAAATGATAGAAATATTAGATAATCAAAACGGATTTAGTGCGTATCCAGGATTTAGTATAACTGGGTATAATTATGGCACAAGTGAAACATATGCAGACAATGCACAAGGATCTATTGTTGTGACATCCGAATTTTCCACAGGAGTGCAGGCAGACGGGTGGAGAAAACTTATAAATATAAATGCTACTACCGATGCGGTAACTTATCATTATATGACAAAAGTATATAAAGTAACTGGCACGGAACAAGGGGAAACTGATGTAACTGACATTGTGTATGATCTTGAGACAGAACGCAGCACTGATCGTATAACTGCAACATATTTGGCTACCTCTAACTATACTGGGACATGGTTTAAAGATATACCGACCAACGCAATGATCCGGGAAGCAGGTGTGTATGGTTACAACTACAAAACAAAATATACTCTTGCAAATGGAAACACAATTACCAGTGCGGTGTTTCCTATCGGCCAACAAGTCGTAAAAGCAGAGGAGATATTTGATGATAGCACCACTTCACAGCTCACCTGGTCAGTGGTTGCATATGCAATACCAGAAACAAGATTTGTAGTAAGGGTAGATGAATATATAGCGGGTGGAACTCCTGTATCTACTAGTGCGTATGGTATTCGTGGTCTACGAATTGGTAAGTTCAGTCGACTTGATGGTGATACAGTTCCTGGACAGGACCAACCCTGGGATTTGACAAGAAATTATTACGGTATTGGATATAGTTCTAGAATTCCTAACGTAAATCCACCACAGGGGCTAAGTAGCCAATCGGAGATATATCAGCTACCTGGTCTAAAATCTGGGGCAGATCTTATAGGTGCTAAACTTATAAGAGTGTTGACAAATTCCACACCAAACAAAAGTGTATCTATAGAATATACTATTCGCGGAACATTTAATAATAACGAAACTGACGTTGAAAATCTGTATATATCGTTTGCAACAGTTCGACCTACAACTACAAATGATCCGGAAATTGAAACGAACCTATTTCTATACGAAAATAAATCAGCTGGAATATGGGTCGACTCACTAGAACTAGAAAAATACGGATATGATGTAAGGAACGAGAAAACGTATTTAATGTTTCCTAGAGAATACGTTTCTACGAATACATCGTCAGAATTGAAGAACTTTAATTATCATCCAGACGGAAAAAGTGTCATACTATCCACTGGTGGCGGTAATCTGCTCAATTTCTATGCTACAACGCTAAATACTAACGGTTCCCCCGTGGAAAAAGGCGAAATTATTACAACCGA